AAACCAATTTAATTCTTGAATCCGTGAAAAAGGCATTGCGCGAAGGCGTTGCCACAGTTAATTTGAACGAAGCGTCAGCACTGACTGGTTCAGGTTCAGGTGTTGGTGGACGCGTCATCTACGACGATTCTTTCGCATCTTTGCGTTATGCAAACCCATTACGAATTGGTAGTCGTGAAATTATGACTACTGGTTCCGACGAGGCTTTCGTCGTTAAAACTGGTAATGCCGCCAATCAAACAAACCCTTGGGGTTACGCGGTTCAAACCAACAACGGCACACCTAATACAGCGACTTCATTTTGGCAGTTGCCAACCCGCTCTATTACAGCCGTTTTGCCGGTACGTTCCGCAATCTTGGGCGACATTGACAATTTAGACAGCACCATCGTCACTGATTTGTCGTTGGAGTTTTCGGCCATTGAAGCGCAATCGATGATTTCTAACAATGACCAATCAGGCACTACTACAACAAGCACTGGCGGTACTGATGGTTTGCGTGGCCTTAATAGCTACCCTAGCGGCTCGACAGCGGCATTTGGTACTAACGGGTCAGGCATCACCAACGGATTGCATACAGTGGCCACAGTAGAGCAGGGCGCCGCGTCCATCTCTTACAACGACATTGTGGCTTTGCAAAACGCATTGCCAGCGCAATATTGGAATCTGCCAAGCACAGCATGGCAAATGCACCCAGCGACCATTATGGCGTTGCGCGAACTTAAAGATTCAGGTGGCTTGCCATTGTTTTTAGATATTGGCGAAAAAGAAGGCTATTCCATTGGCAATATCTTTGGTCATCCAGTCATTCCGAACCCGTACATGGATCAAATTGGATCGGGTAACTTCCCAATCTATTTAGCCGCATGGGAGCGCTTTGTCACTATTGCCGACGTTGAGGAAATGAGTATTCAGCGCCTAGATCAAACTCAGCCTGGCTTTATCAATATTTATGCTGAAAAGCGTGTTTGCTCTACCATCCGCGACGTATTTGCTGGTGTTCGTTTAACTTATTAAGGTAAACCATGTCTGTCGAAAATGTGACAGTTGGACCCTATTTAGGAACCACGCGTAATCCGTACAGCTACGAAAAGGTAGAACAGATTGCGCGTGATATTCAAACTGAATGGCTCAGTTTGACCGACATCACCAATCAATTAAATTTGTTTGAGGATGAAAGCCAAGATTCGTATTTGCAAATCCTTGAATTAGCCACGCGCATGGCCATTGAGGATTATTTGGGAATGAGTATTTTCCCAATCTCTTATCGGGTGTATTACGGTTCGATTAGCAACATGGGAACCCAGGCTTTCTTAGACTTGCCTGAAGTGAGCCAAAACAGCGGCACACAGGCTGGCGTGGTCATTAACAGTGTTGGGTATTGGAATGACAATACACCGCCTGTATTCGTTAAATTGGCCGCTACAAATTACTTTTATGACGCTACCGGTAACAAGGTAGTGGTAAACGGCATCCCGTCTGAAGTGAACAACATAATGACCAATCCCGTGGTCATTGAATACTCCACAATGGCTAACCCACTGGCTCAGTATCCCGTGATTAAGCAAGCCGGATTATTGTTGTTGACCCACCTATACAACAACCGAAGCAATACTGGCGCGTCCAAACTCAGTGATATTCCATTTGGCGTAGATACTTTATTGCGCCCGTATAAACCATTGGTCATGTAAATGGGAATCGCACGGTTTGAAAATGTCCAAATCAACAACGTCACCAATGGCGTGGATGAGTTCGGTCAATACACAACCACGCTAACGAAATGGTACACCACTAGGGCGACCGTGCAAGACGTCAAAAATGGTTTGAGCATTACCAAAGATGATCGCGTTTACACCGACATGGCGCGTTTTATTATGAGTTTTACGCCCAATACCAAAGCCATTTGCATCAATCAAAACCTTTATGCCATCAATTATCGCAATCAGGATTGGCGTATTACGGATGCCATTGAATCGAATGATCGTATGACGGTCACATTGCTTTGCTATCGCAACGATCCAAGCACACCAGTATGAGCCAAAACAATCCATCGGTTTACGCAAAAGCGGTTCAAAATCAGCTATCGGGCATCGTTACGCCCATTCCGGTTTACGCCAACTTCAACCGCAACTATGCGACCGAAGGACAATTTCTTACTTGGCAATTGCGTAATATTCACCAGCCGGTCTATACCGGTCAAAATCAGAATAATAAGGGTATTGATCGCCCAGTAATTCAGATTAATATATTCGCTCAGAAAATGGATGATGCTTTTAATATTAGCAATTTAATATTACAATCATTACATGGATTTAGTGGGCAGTTTGGTGGCACAAATGGATTTTATGTTGCCAAAGCCGATGTGAATTGGCTTTATAACACTTACGATAATTCAATCGGTTTGAATCACATAATATTAGACTGTACGTTGGATATTCCGACTTAATAAGACAAAAATAATAATTTGGGAGTTTTAATGTTTTTAGTTAATGATTTATATAAAGCATTGAGATAATCTCAACTTATTGATGGTTTTTTAATCTTTTAAAGGAATAAACGAAATGTCCCTACCAAATAAAGTTTTAGCTGGTTTTCAAGCGTCACTATGGATGCAAACCGGTACAACCCCAGTTCCACTCACATTGGCCCAGTTATCTACTTGGACCGGTGAGGTTGAGGACATCGTGGGTACATCGGCTGGCGGTCTTGGTACAAGCGGCGAGCAAGTCAATGTCGAGGCAATCCCAGCTTTTGGCCAGGACGACGCATCTGCATCATTTGGCGTAGCTGGTGCCCGTCAATCGGACATCATTCCAACACAAAGCAAGCCAACTTCAATGACTATCACAGCGCCTTGGAATCCAAGCGACGCCGCATTGTTGTTGATTCGCTCTGACGCTTACAGCGGAACAACTGATCGCACATTCGTTATCGCCGCCGCTGATAGCGACAACACCGTTGCCTACGCATTTACAGGCCGCGTAAGTGAATTCCACATCGATATGGCTCCTAATGCTGAGGCCAAGTGTATGTTCTCAATTCATCCTCGCGGCAATCAATTCGGTTGGTCAAACAACACTTAATGATGCCCGCAAGGGCTAAAAACATGACAAATCCAATACAAAATAACAACGACCTTTTGAACTTTTTAGTGAGCCAAGCCAATTCCGGTACAAAGAATTGGTTTGGTTACACACAACAACGCATCGTCGGAATCAATACCGCGTATGAGTTGGCCGTACAGCACGGCGACAAATTTACCCCTGACGAAATTGTTGATTACGTTGTGAAGTTAAACAACGCCATTTATCAAAAGATCATCAAGGGTACGGAGAATGGCTGAAACCGTTAAATTCTCTTTTGAAGGATTTAAGGAATTTACTGATTTGATTAATGAAATCAAAGAAGATTTCAGCGTCAAAGATTCTAAAAAGATTATTAATTCCGGCATGAAGATAGCAATGGCGCCAACCTTGGAAAAGGCTCGCGCCCTTGTGCCAGTGGACACTGGCGCATTAGCCGCATCATTGCGTATTGAGGCCAGGGCGCCTACCAATCGCGATAAACGCTCGGTGTATGTCAATGATTCTGATATTGCAATCGCCACCGTTACCACGGCGCCAGGCAATGTATTAGCCAAAACACGGTTCTTTAATCAGCACAACACCAAATCCAAGATTAAGCAAGTCGGTATTACGTCTGATGCCCGCGCAATGGCCAATGAATTTGGCACCGCAAAAATGGCCGCGCACCCGTTCTTACGTCCAGCGCTGGAATCCACCTCACAACAAACAACGGGAATTTTAGGTAATTCCCTTGGCACCGCTTTAGAAAATTACAAATCAAAATACAACAAATAGGATAAAAAATGAATCAATTTGCAAATGCTTTAGGTAAAAAATTCGTAGAAAACAAAGACGCGATTCGCGTACGGTCTTTTGAGTTGGGTGGACATACATTCAATATCAAGGTGCCATTGACATCCGAATATGAAGCAATGCTAGAGCGCATCAAAATTGTGGCTGACGAAAAAGTTGCAGAGTATTACGACAACCTTTCTAAAGACTTTTTGGAGAAAAAAGAAGAATTTTCCAAAGAGGAAGATATTGTTTACCTTGAAAACGACATTTTGCTAAAGGGCACATCCCTGCAAGAAACAGCGCGTAATAAGGTGATTACCGAAAACCGCATTACCGAACTATTCAAAATGATTGTGCCGGAAGAAGTTGGGTTCGATATGCAAACCATTGACTATTCGATGATTGAGGAACTATTCCCTTTTCCAGTGCAAATCCAATTGATTGATGAGATCAATACCGTTATTTCACCAACTTACAAGGCCACTAAGGGAAAGTAATTCGGTCGGTCCGTAGGCAAGTGAAAGCCTATTTAACGGCTCACGGCACCGACCCTGATGCGGTAGATGAGGAAGTATTTAACGATATATGTGTTTTATATCACGATGGATTAATTGGTAATACTGGGATTATTGAAACTTTAGGCAATTTGACCGCGGGAGTTTATAATTACTTACGCAGTGCAAATGCACCAGCATATAAACTAAAAGACATTATTCCGACGATATATGACTATATATATCCCCCAGTATCGGATGATAATAAAAGACAAGACGTTAATAATAAATTAATCGCGTTTGCATTATTAAATCCAGGGGCGCCAAAGCAGTTTTTTGGGAATAAATAAATGGCACAGAATATTGCTCGATTAGGTGTAGTAATGGGCTTGGATACTACCGAGTTCCAGCAAAACCTACAAAAAGCCAACGAAATGATGGGCGAGTTCAAGACAAAATTGCTTGAACTTGGTAGCATCGCGGCGTTTGGCGAAATGGCGTCCAAGGCGATGGAATACGCTGATAGCGTAGTCAAGACTGCCAAAGCCAATGATGTCACCACAGCGTCCGTTTTGGAGTTATCTAAAGCCCTAGAGGAAAATGGTGGCAGTGCAGAAGAAACTAGCCGTATTTATTCAGGTTTTACCCAAAAGGTTGAAACTGCCGCGCTGGGTAGCGCAAAAGCCCAGGAAGCATTTGCCAGGGTAGGGGTGTCACTCAATGACCTTAAAACCCTATCTTCACAAGATTTATTCAATAAGACCATTGAAGGTTTAGCCAAAGTCAATGACGCGGCCACTCGCAATGGTTTGGCTTTCCAAGTATTAGGCAAATCCATTCGCGGTGTGGACATCAAGGGATTGGCTGAAACACTCGACGAAGTGAAGGGCAAGTTCGATCAATACAGCGAAGCCGTAAACCAAGCCCATGAGTTGCATTTAAAGATGGAGGCCAGTGGTCGCATGATCTCCCTGGCGTTCACCAACGCTTTTATTCCGACCTTGCTGGCCGTGTCTAAAGCGTTAAGCGATACCAATAAAGAAGGCGGAGGTTTTGTCGGGTTTGTCACTGATGTAATCAACGTCTTGGGCGTCTTATTCAGATACACCACCACCGTTGTGGTTGCCTTGGTGGACACCCTAAAGCTGGCTGGTGAGGAACTTAAAAACATTTTCAGCGGTAATTTTGGTGCAATTGTCGATACTTACAAGCAGTACGACGATAAGATCAAGGCAATGGTCGAGGCTGACGCCAAGTTTTCAGAAAACTTGCTCAACCCTAAAGGCGGTACCGGAAGTTCTAGCGCTGGTGATGATTCGGCAAATCGCGACATTATCAACGCCAACGCTAAAAAACTAGGTTTAGCACAGCAACTCAGCGAAGAATATAAAAAGCACTCTGATTTGACATTGCAAATGGCAGTTCAAGCGCGGGAATTGCTGACCCTAACTACCGATCAAAAGAGCGTTCAAA